ACAACGGTCAGTATCACTTCATAGAGTTCAGAGATACCAAGACAGGTATGTTCAATGGCGAAGGCAGTCGCATCGACCTTCTTGACCTAAAATATCAGCCCTCAGACCCAATGTTTCAGCGATACGGCTCTACCGAATACACAGGTGGATGGATAGAGGAAGCTGGTGAGGTTCACTTCATGGCTTTTGATGTGTTGAAGTCTCGTGTTGGCCGATGGAGAAATGAAGAGTTTGGCCTACTCACTCCTAAAATACTCTTGACTTGTAACCCTGAGCAAAACTGGCTCTACAGAATCTTCTATAAACCGTGGCGAAGTCAGACACTTCCTCTTGGATATGCTTTTGTTCAGTCACTCTACAAAGACAATCCCTACACACTCGCACAATCTGAGGACCGCTTGAATCAAATTAGTGACCCGACACTTCGGGCTAGGTTGAAGATGGGTTTGTGGGAGTATGCCTCAGGCGATAATTCACTTGTGTCCTATGACTCAATCATCGACCTCTTCACAAATACACTGCCGACAATGAGCGATATGGTCAAGAACACACCCAAATACTTCACGGCTGATGTGGCCCGATACGGCTCGGACAAGATAACCTTTGGCACCTGGAGGGGGCTTGAGTTGTTCAAGGTTGGTTGGAAGAATCACCGAGGAATTGACCAGACATCTCAGGACCTCAAGGAAGAGCTGAAACTCGAAATGATACCGTTTAGCCACGCTATTGCCGATGATGATGGGGTTGGTGGCGGAGTGGTCGACACTGTAAGGGGCATAAAAGGCTTTGTGGGGAACTCTTCGGCACTACCAATCAAGGATAGAAAGGAAAATTATGGCAACCTTCGCTCTCAGTGTGCCTATATGTTGGCCGAGAAGATAAACAACCATCAGGTCGCTATCACTGCGAAGATAGATGAACCGACCAAAGAAATGATTATTGAAGAGTTACAACAACTCAAGTCACTTCAAACTACAGTAGAGGCACCACTTCGAATCATCCCCAAAGATGAGATAAAAGAAGCTCTCGGCAGGAGTCCCGACTTCAGTGATATGATGATGATGAGAATGTACTTCGAACTTGTCAGGTCGCCAGTGGTCCAACCTCAGACATCTTTTGGAGGGATTAAGCCCTTCTATGAGAACTTGCCGGCCTAAGTGTTTGACTTTCAATAGTTTTGACGACTAATCTCTAACTATGGCAGAAGAATATATTATTGCGAGGAATCCAGAGCTAGATATGCTCAGGCTCAACAAGCTCTCGGGCTACAACTACCGTGAGAGACGACACGCCGACTGGACAGAAAACTACACCCTTTATCGTGACAAGGTTATCACTAACCGCCTCACCCAGAGACAGTCAGTGAACTTGCCTTTGATGAAGCAGACAGTCAGAACGATGCTCAAGGATGTAGATGATATGCCAGTGCTTTTCTTTGAGAACCTAGACAACAACAAGGATGCCGAGATATTCAAGAACGAATACTGGAAGTACACCGTGGAGCAAAACAACATGGAGCTTCAAGACATCGTAGACAAACGCCAAGTCTTTCTCTATGGCCGGTCCTTTGACCAATGGCAGATAGTCGATGGCAAGGTAAAAATGA